AGCCTGCTTTTTACGTGAGTCCCGTCTCCGTGTTGAGTAGTTGGTCGCAGGTCCTGATCGGAATGCCCCTGAATGTGGTCACGGGCTTTCCGTCGAACTCCTCCATCCGAAGCAGCACGTTCGTCTTGTTTACCGCCTGAATATCCAGCCAGGTGGAAATCGCGCGGTTGCAGTAAAAGCCCGCCTGCCCAAGGGTGAGCCTTGGAGCGTCGCTCGTCTGCACGTTTCCGGCCCGGGCCGGCTGGGTCGGCAGCCTGTGAATCGCGCGGATCATGAGGTTTATGAGGTTGGGAGGCGTCCCGCCCGAAAGCGTGCTGACATCGATGTTGGCGATCCGGACCGCATACCTCCAGTCCTTCACCACAAGCCCCGCGTCCCATTTGTAATGGGTCCGCCAGGCGTAGTACGGATTGGAGTTTGAATCGTACACAGGCGTTTTGCCCATGTCCTCCTGCCGGAAACCCGCCTTCTGACCCTTGGGGAAAATCCCGTGTACCGACATCGGCCCCCAATGTACAAGCCACACGCTCGTGCACGTGGAACTTGTTCCGCCGGCATTCAGCACATTGTTCGCCGTCTGGGAAGTTGCCGTAGATATGCTCGGATATCTCGGCGAAAGACCCATGAAAGCCGCAGGCGTCGAGGTGATGTTGTTGTAGAAGATCGTGCCGGCCATCTGCTGGTTCATGCCCTCAAGAAACGCCAGCTCTTCGGACAGCCTGAAGGCGCGGTCGTTTCCGGACAATGCCACCAGGTCCACATCGATGTCGCTGTAAGTTTCGAGCATCCCGCAGCTCTCAATAATCTGAGCTGTGGTCGATTTGCCCCTCGGAACGCCCTGATTAAGCAGGCGCCAGTAAGCGCTCGGGAGTCCCGTCCTGATTGTCGTTTTATGCCCGGTCGGAAGATTTCCCTCCACCCAGAGCATGTCGTCTAAGATTTCATTGGTTTGGGACAAAAGATTGATGATCTCGGCAATCTTTCCGTCATCATCTATCCGCTTGGCCCAATCCGCCAGTGTCAAGGCCACAGGGCCTATGGTTGCTCCACCGCCGCCAGGCATGTTGAAACTCCTTTTTAAGGTCAAAGGTTATGGGTTATGGGTTATGGGTCAGAGGCGGCGCCTGGGTTCTGGGTCATCTCTACCCCTTACCCCTTACCCCTTACCCCTTACCCCTTACCCCTTACCTTCTTCATTCATCGTCGGATACATTTGCGCAAGAAGGGTGTCTTTCTTGTCTCGCACCGGTCCTCCGGAAAGAGATCCCGGTTCGGCAAGAACCTTCCCAATCTTGACGAAAAACTTCACCATTGCGGGATTGTTCCCCGCGCCCGTCATGTTTAGCGCCTCACGCAAGGCCTTGGCCTCTGCGTCGGTTTTGACGAACGGGTTACTTTCACCCGGCACAAAGACCTGAGCGGCATCTTTTATGCTCTGCTCGAACTTCGTACCGCCTATCTCATTGTCCGCTTTCACCTCGGCCTGCCACTTCGCCTGGGTCTCAGCCCACAGCTTGTAGGGGGCCTCGATCTGCGCCCGGAGTTTTTCCCCTCCGAAATCGAGCAGCTTTTGCGCCTGCTCCTGAGTCAGGTCCAGCTCTTTGGCTATCACCTTGAACTCAGCCCCGGTTTTCTCATCGAGCGTTGTCCCCTCAGGGACCGTGAACTCCGCGTACTCCTCGGGCGCTTTGGCCTCGGGCTTTTTCTCCTCGGGCTTCTCTTCCGGCTTTTCCTCCGGCTTCTTTTCTCCGTCCCCCGTCTTCTGTCCGCCGTCCTCCGTCTTCCCCGGCTTTGTCTCTGCGGTCTTGTCGGCAGCATCGCCCAGGATATTCGTCTGAGCCGTCTGCTCGGCCGTCTTGGTAGCGCCGTCTTCCACGGCGGCGCTGTTGATCGCGCTTGTGGTCTCTTCAGGCATCTTGCTTCCTTTCAAGCTTCTTTTTAAGTCTGGCTCTCGTTACGAATTCAAACAGGTCTGGGTCCTCTTTCCTGATAACGTCCAGAACCTGCCTGTCCGGTGATTTCTGATGCTCCGTGCATTCCTCCCGCACCTTATCGTTAAAGCTCTTCCAATCCCCGTTGTGCCCGTGAAAGAGATGGCAGTTGAGGTATCCCCCTTCCTCACACAGCGCGATGAGGTTCTTCGGGTCCAGCTCCAATGCCGGCGCAAGATGAAACGGCGCTATGTGGTGCACCTGCACCCTCACAGTCCCCCCGCACCACTGACATTCAGGCTCCTTCTCCAGGTGTTCTTTTTCGACCCTATGCCACTGCGGACTGCGAAGATGGGCCGGCTTGCCCTTGAAGAGGTCGTGAATAAGTTTAAGATGTCGTTGCATCGTGTTTCGTCCTGTTGTATCATGTTGCATAGTGTCGCGGGGGCAACAAAAAAGGCGCATATCGAGTGATCGGGCACCCGATTGCGCCTTTCTGTTCTATTCGCCGCTCTCGCCTGGCCGGGCTAAAGCGGACCCCGTCTAAGAGCCGTGAATCGTGAATCGTGAATCGTGAATCGTGACTGGCAAAGAACCCATTTGTTCTTTATTTTTTTCTACTCACGATTCACGATTCATGATTCACGAGTTCTCTCCTCGTTCTCCACCGCCATCTTCATATAAAGCTCCGGGCTCAACCGGTTGATCTCGCCTATTAGAAAGTTCCCAACGGTCCTCCTGCCTTCATTAAACGCCATTGCGAGCGCCTCGACCGAAAACGAACTGTGATACACCCCGCACATGGTAAGCAGGTCCCACATCCACATCCGACCCTCGGGCGCGCCCATCAGGCCCCGCAGCGCCGCTTTCTTTAGCAGGTCCCGCGTCTTCCAGCCCCTTTCGCGCCTGGCTACATGCTGAGGATCGCCCGCGTTGTATGGGGTATTCTCCTCCGTCATAATCTGGTCATTCCTCTTACCGGCTTTAGCCGGAAGACCGTCCTCCGTCTTCCGTCTTCCGTCATCCGTCTTCCGTTATCCGTCTTCCGTCCTCCGTTACGTCAGCGTGAAGATCCCCGCCGCATCTATCTGGAGCGTCAACGACCCTCCCGTGTTGCTCTTGTTTCCCCCCAGGTCCGCATAGCAGATAAGAAAACTGGTCGAGTTCGTCCCGGTATCCTTGTAGAGAATCGCATACCTGGCAGTGGTGAAGCCGCCCCCGGCGTCCTGGGCAATAACAATGTTGCTCCCTGAAAACGTGATTATGTCGCTCGCCGGAGCGCTCACGGTCGGACTTGGCAGGGCTGGCCCTCTGTCCACATAAGCGGTCCCGGTCGGCACCTGGTTTGAATAGACGCCGCTCGTGTTCAGGCTTGCATCTGAAGCCAGTGTAGGCGTATAGCTCGCGGTCACCAGGAGACACTTGATCGTATCGGTTGCAAGATTGATCGTGGTCTGGGCGGAGATCCCCAGGGCCTGCTGTTTGAATTTATCGTAGACTACCCATGCCATTTTAAGCCTCCTCTTCCGAGTGGAAAAGCTCTCTTATTTTTAGATGTTTTGCGAGTTCGGTCTTGTGCTCGGCAACCCTTGGGTGATCGCCGTGGCCGTTATCCTCGAACTGTTTTATGCTCTCGCGAAGCTGCTCTATCCGAGCCGAGTTTCTTTCGGCGTCGTAATCCCCCGGACCGGAGACAACCTCGAGCGGCTGGCCCTGGATTCCCATCGTCGGCTTCTGTTTGAATCGGTCAAAAAACCCCATATCACTCCCTCCTGGCTTTAGGGCTGCCGCCCCACATCGAGCAAATTCCAAGATATATCGCTTTTACCGGGCCCATGATTATCCAGAGCGTGTTGCCGGTAAAGCCGATCGATCCCGCCGCAATGACCACCGTTGTATTTGCCATGGCTCAATATCCCCGCGACCGCGGGCTCCCCATCCACATCGACCAGACATTGAGATACACTGCCTTGATCGCTCTCAACCCGCCTGTAAGGCTCTTTCCGGTAAAACTCATCGCCCCGCAGGCGATTGAAACTACAGTCGCGCCGAGCACAACCAGGGACTTGCCGGCCATCGTCAAAGCCGCATGGCCAACCGCTATAACCTCATTCACATGGGTAGCCTGACCCGCAAAGCTCAGGGCCGCGTAACCAATTGCAACCATTGTCCCCACTATCGTGGTGAGGCTTTTCGCGGAAAATGAAAGGACCGCGTGCGCAATAGCTATCGCCTCATTTACGTGCAGCGCCTTGCCCGCCAGGCTGAGAGCGACGTGAGCAATTACAATGGCTTCATTTACGTGCAGCGCTTTCCCTGCCAGCGTAAGGGCGCCATGAGCAATAACAAGCGCCTCGTTGATATGCAGGGCCTGACCCGCCAGGCTGAGCGCAGTATGCGCTACTGCAATGGCCTGGTTGACATGCAGGGCTTTGGCCGCAAAGGTCAATGCCCCATGAGCTATCCCGTCCACCTCGTTTGCGTGCGAAGGCTCGCCGCTAAGGGTAAGGGCCCCGTGGGATATAGAAACCGTAACAGGCGAACTGAGGGTTGGCGTCCAGGTCCCGCTCGCAGTGAAAGTCCAAATATCGTTGCCGCCTGACTGTGAATGCGAACCGCCTGTGGCGCTCGATATGACTCCTATTGTGGCGGAAATAATGACGATGCCCGAACCGCCCGCTCCGCCTGCGCCTGAGTTGCCTGCTCCGCCGCCCCCGCCCCCTCCGGTATTGGCTGATCCTGCCGTGCCGGCAGCCCCGGAAGCTGCCGCGCCGCCGCCGCCGCCGCCTGAACCGCCCGCTCCCGCCGTGGTGCTTCCTGGTGTGTATCCAGCGCCTCCGCCACCCCCTGCATAAGTAACGGCAGTTCCGGAAATCGATGAAGAGGAACCATTGCCGCCTGCGCCGCCTGCACTGCCCGAAGCGTTATAGCCAACCTGTGAAGCACCTCCGCCGCCTCCAGAGATATAGGTCGAGGAATTTCCATTTCCCCCGGCATATCCCTGCCCAGCAGTGCCCGAAGCTCCAGTAGGGTAGCTGCCTCCGTCGCCTTGCCCGCCGCCGCCCGATCCTCCGCTGACTCCAGCGGAATTATAATAGGCGCCATATCCGCCGCCAGTGGCAGCAATCGTTCCACTGTCGAAGTTTACCGATGAATTCCCGCCGCTATGGGCGCTGGAAGTGCCGCCGGCACCGACTGTGACCGTGTAGGCCGTCCCGGAAGATACGCTGGCAGTGCTCGCAAGCATTCCCCCGGCGCCGCCGCCGCCGCCAAGGTTAGTGCCTCCGGCGCCGCCTCCGGCCACAATGAGATAATTTACCGTTGCTGACATTTCGACGCCCTAACTGTAAAACGCGAGCGTGATCACGCACGCCGTCGGGCTGATAAGCCCGATCTTGCTTGCCCCGTTCAACTGCCGCAAAAGCGGATTCAGTTCCGGGATGCTCAAGGCCCCGGCAGCCTCCGTTGCTGTCGCATTAGGGACGGTAAGCCCGGTCGTCACATTGAGCAGCATATAGAAGTCGCTGTTTCCCGAAGCTGCAAAGAGCACGAAATTCGCCCCGCTGGGCACCGTCACATACTGGGCCGTATTCGCAACCATGACGTTCACATAGATCGTATCGCTTTGCTGCATTCCGGCGACGATCGGAAACCCCATCCCGTCAATTCCCTGAGTAAGTCTCAACATTTTAAATTCCTTTTTAGGCTATTAGGCTGAAGGCTATTAGGCTGAAGGCGAAGCGCAGGCTGAAGCAAACGATAGGCTGAAGGTCTTAAAACCTAACAGCCTTCAGTCTTCAGCCTAACAGTCTAATAGCCTTCAGCCTACTGCTGTTCCCATCATTTTCTGCAGCGCATTCTGCCCGCCGCCAACGTCCGTCTCACTCAAAGTCTTCGCCCCCTGCACCCCGGCCATGCTCATTTGAGCCGCCTGCTGCATCTGCACCTGCTGAATCCTCTGCTTCCTTATGGCGTCCCGCTTCTCCTGCTCCACAATCAATTTCTGTGTAACCCCGATCAAATCCGCGTATTCCCTTACCGTCTCGTCCATGTCCACATTGTCCAGGACCTCCGGTTTGGCGGCCGCCAGATTTCCCACAAACGCCACAAGCCGCTCGATCCCCGTGGTCGCCGTGCTTTTCTGCGCATCGGCAAGGGTCGAGATCGTTTCGATATCAAACGCTCGGCCCCTAATCTCAGGCGGCGCCGGGGGAATCAACCCCGCGCGAAACATCATGGCAAACACGCGCTCGATCATCGGGTTTATCAGCTCGAACTGGCTGCGCTCGAGGAACGGCCCCAGCATCAGCATCTTTTCCTGCTTTCGCTCGATGATCTCGGTTGCCGTCCTGACTGTATCCATTTGACTTATCATCAAAAACAGGTCCGCAAAGAAGGCCCTGTTGATCCTCTCTTCGGCCTTTGCGATCTTCTCCTCTGCCCCGCGGATATCCGGAGGCACCTCGTATGCGGGCTTAAATCCCCCATCGGGTCCCATCCGTGTCACATAGGTAATTCCTCCCGGAAGAAGACTCGCCGGCTCGTTTTTCATCTCGACGCCGGCCACCATCGGAGGATTGAGCACCTTGTCTATCGCCTGGGCCGTCCGCTTCTCCAACTGCTGGAGCATCTTCGAGCTTGCCAGCGCCTCCATCCCGGGGGACCTGCCGTAGGAATCGTTTCCGATCACATGCCACCTGGGCGCGCAGAAGGGCTGCTCATGGTAGCCCCGAAGGTCGAGCACCAGGTTCTGACTCTGCCCCCACTCCCAGATCACGCTCCGAAACTTCCGCCCTTTAAGCCCCGGCACTTGCGGGGCCCGGTCGTCGTTTGGCTCGATCGCCTGCGCGACGTTTACTTCCTTATCGAGCTGTCCACTGGCCCAAAGGCTTTTGACCTGGGGACTGCAATTCTCAAGTCCAAAGCGCTCCACAACCTGACCTGTTGCGAGTACGTATTCCCGGTAAAGAGTATCAATCTGATTATTGCCGCTTGACGCGAGATAGTATTCGCCCGCGGTAAGGGTCTGACACCTGATGACATCGTTATAATCCTCCTCTATCAGCACCAGTCCGGTCCCGAAGCACCCCAGCTCCTCGTAGATCACGTGGAGCGCGTTGTAGGCGTTGCTCTGGGAAAGCACCGTCAGCATGCGCTTGGTCACCTCGTCAAGCCAAAGCCTGACCGGTGTGTTGTCGGATACGTCCATGTCCCTGATCGACAACCGAAACCACGGCCTGGCCGGACTCGTAAGCCCCGCCATTAGTCCAGCCGCCAAAGTCCTTAATGCAAATATGGGGGTCTCATTGATCATCCTCGATCCGACCGGGTCGCCCCTGGTCGCCTGGTTGGGGGTCATGAGATACCGGCCGCGCCGCGGCAGGATAAAATCGCTGAGCTGCCTCCAGTGCTGCCAGTAGCTCCACCGGTCAACCCGCAGCCCCACAAGCCGCCTGTCCACATATCTCCGCAAATCCCGGATCTGCGGAATCTTGTCGATCTGACTTACGAGTGGGATTTTGAGGTCCTCGCTTGTACGCGCCCTGGGCAAAACGTCTCCCAAAGAAAGCTCCTTTATAGGCTATTAGGCTGAAGGCGAAGCGCAGGCTGAAGCAAAAGAGAGACTGAAGGCTCTCAGGTACTGCCTAACAGCCTAATTACCTTCAGCCTAACAGCCTAATTACCTTCAGCCTGCTCCTCTCCTTCAGCCTCCCAACAACGTCTTTCCGCTGTTGGCCGTTGTCCCCGCCGGCGTCTGCAATCCCTGCGGACCCGTCAAAATCGTCTGGCTCGCCCCATACGCCATGGCAGCCAGGTTACGCTGGTTCTGCCCCGCATTCTGCACGCCTTGGTCGGGAAGGCTCGGCGGAGGAGGAGGAGCCGGTGGAGGAGCTGGAACTGAAGGCGATCCGAAGCACATAATCTGTTTTCATTCCTTTCTCTAAGCTCTCCCTGGCCAGTCCATGACCAGAGGCGTTTAGCCGGAAGGGCTTAAAACCCCCAATTAAGGGATGTTGGGAAATCCGGAATTAAGTAATTGGGGAATTAATCCTTAATCCCTGAATCCCTCAATCCTTTACTTCCTGAATTCGTTTTAATCCGGCAGTATCATGCCACGTTGTGATTTAGCCCTGCAAAACGGCAACCGGAAGCGGCAACCAGAAGCGGCAATAGAAACGGCAATAGAAACGGCAAAATGCACGGACGGGTAAGTTCTCACTACCATGCGCAGAGAGCACAGATTGGCAAAAAGACCTTTGATGGGATTTACAGGATTAACAGACTCTAAAAGAGTGTCCATTTATAAATGAACATGAGAGACTATATATCTGAGGCAGGAGGAAGGGTTAAGTTCTCCATGACTCGGATGAGAGCCTGTCCAACGGGGTCCCCGGCCTAATCCGGGGGATCGATCCGTGGTCCGGGGCAGGCGCTGTGGCCGCTCTTAGCCGCCCGGGGCCGGGAAAAACCTGCCCGGGGACATTGCCGAGCCTACGGACGATTTCTGGATACAACCCGTTACGGATTAGGTCCTTTCAAACAGGAGGTCGCAAATGAGAGTCTTTCAAGTCGAGGATGCCTGGTCTATGGACAGCTTGCGCATAGGCACCCGGCCCGATCCACAACCCGGAGCCCACCAGGTGCGGATCAGGATGAAAGCATCGGCCCTGAATTTCCGTGATCTTCTCGTGCCCGCCCGCGGCTACGGGTCGAGAATGAAACACCTGCCGCTGATAATGCTCGGCGACGGCCTCGGAGTGGTTGACTCATTGGGAGAGGGCGTGACGCGCCTAAAGCCGGGAGATCGGGTGTGCCCGCTTTTCTTTCAGAGCTGGATGAGCGGAGCGCCGAATCAGCAGAGACTTTCACTGAGCCTGGGTTGCGAGCTTGATGGTACGATGGCCGAGTTCATGGTGCTTTCCGAGGAAGGCGTTGCTCTTGCCCCCGCGCATCTCGACGATGTTGAAGCTGCCTCGCTTCCCGCTGTCGCAGTGACCGCCTGGCGGGCATTGGTTACAGAAGGCCGATCCAAGCCGGGGGACAGTGTATTGGTCCAGGGCACCGGTGGTGTTTCGCTCTTCGCCCTCCAGTTCGCAAAGATGCTGGGCGCAACTGTGATCATCATTTCGTCGAGCGATGAGAAGCTGGCGCGAGCCCGGGCTATGGGCGCTGACGAAACGATCAACTATAATGCTGTTCCCGAATGGGGCAAATACGCACGTGAAATTGCGGGTGGAGAAGGCGTTGACCATGTGGTTGAAGTGGGTGGTCAGGGCACTATGGCGCAATCGCTTCGAGCCGTTCGGCCGGGGGGGACAATAAGTGTGATAGGCGTGCTTTCGGGCGCAACCTTGAACGTGCAGCTCGGGCAAATCGTGACCCGGCACGTCCGGCTTCAGGGAATCACTGTCGGCAGCGGCGATGATTTTGCCCAAATGGCCGCGGCAATCGCCCGGAACAAGGTTCACCCGGTGATCAGCCGGGTGTTTGCTTTCGAGGAATTGCGCCCTGCCCTCGACTTTTTGGCTAGCGGCAAGCATTTCGGAAAAATCTGCATCAAACACTGATGCGGTCGGCGGCGCGGAAGGGTCGATCTCGACGCTCCGCGAGGCACGGCGGTCCTACCGCCCCGAAGCCGGTGGATCGTAATCCCAATCTCGACAGCCCCCGAGGCGTTCGGCCCCTGGAAACGGATCGTACTCGGTCACACGCATTGCCGGTGAAGCTTTCCGTCCGATGAGCTTCGACACTGGAAAGGCAAACGATATCGCAATTGCGTCCGCCCGGTTTGGGGATTTGAGTGCCCGCTCTTCCATGTGGTCCTTGGCTTTGATCTGTATTTTCCCGTCCAATCGGGACACAGTCTCAGGGCCGATCAGATCGTTATAGAGCATCGTATCCTTAGGGATTGCGCCACCGGCTTAAGGCGGTCGCGCATGGGCTTCGAGATCTCGGCCCGTTTGTTGAGACAGCCCGGATCGGCCGATTCACCCGCAAACCATACCAGTTGCCGGCTTCGCCCGAGAGTTCGGCCGGCGGAAACTATCCCCGTGCCGTAACCAGCATCGATAAACACCGCATCCGCGCCTTCCGAGTCCTCCAGGCTGGCAATGATATTTGCCACCTGAATGTCGTTGTCGTTTTTGGGTATAGTGAGCAAAATCTTGAGAGCCTGGCCCTGTCTGAGCCTGATTACAAGCTCGTCGTCTCCTTCCAGGCGGGATCCACCGAAAGGATTTTCGGAGCAAAACTGTACTGATCTATTCTGAGGTGCCGGCCGTATGCCGCGTCCACATCAGCAAACGATATGAACTGCTTGGCCGACATCGAAGGAAACATCCCCCGCACGCGGACCTTGAAAAAGTCGGAGTCCTCCCCGTAATCGTCTGCCCACTGCCGAATCAGTTCCTTGTTCGTAAGCGCACAGGTGCGGGAGTCGATCTGTTCTGAATTCCACCTGTGGCGTAGCTTGCCGGTAAAGCACTCTTTGAAGCGGCCCGTGTTCCGCGTGGGGTTTCCGAATACGACCAGATAATCTCCGTGCCTTGGCCGGTCATCGCCCCCTCATACTTCTCCCGGATAGGGTCCGGGATCGCGCTCGCTTAGTCGAAGATTAGAAGGGTGCGCTTCCCTTTGTTGTCAAGCCCTGCGAAGGCTTCGGAGTTTCTTTCGTTCCACGGGACCTGATCTATCCGCCATGTCTTTTCGTGTTCGGGAGCCTTGGCGTAGATTGCCGTAGTGGTGAGCTCAAACATTTCGCGACCGTGCCAGCAGAGCCGGAACCACTTGGCAAGCTCCGACCAGGTCTTGGTTTTGAGCTGCGTCTCGGTATTCGCCGTTACTAAGCCCTTTGTGTCCCGAAAGGTCGAGATGGCCCAAAGGATGAGCTATGCGACCAATGCGGACTTTCCAATGCCATGCCCCGAGGCCGTCGCCTCGCGGATGATCGCGGTGGGGCAGTCGGACCGCCAGCCAGATTCGCCACTCAAACCTTTCGCGGCGGCGCGTGCCTCGCTGGCAGGCAGGCGGGCTGCTGAGATTCCGGTGTGCGGGCCTGCTCCCCCTCGCCCCAGGGAAAGGCGTAGAACACCCATCCATACGGGTCGAAAACGTATCCGGCCAGATCGGCCGTCAGTTGCCTGTGGGCTTTCGAGTTGCGAGTTTGCAGCTTCGAGTCCCGGGTTCTCAATATCGACACTCCAGCAAAATGGGATTGAAGGATTAGAAACGAATTGAGGAATTGAGGAATTGAGCAATTAATTCCTGAATCCATAAATTAGTTTGAATTTCTCAATCGCCTTAGTCGTGGTAGTAATAGTCAAGCGGCGGCGGACCATCGTAGAGAATCTTTGGCGAGAATCCTTTTTTGAGCGTGAGAGTATAGGCACATTCACAGCACTCCCAGACTCGCTCCCTCTCCAAAACCTCCACTAAATCCAGCTCCATGCCGCAGTGCTCGCACTTCATTTCCCCTGATTCCCCGATGCTTCGAGTGACGCGGTGAGAGCCTAGCCTCCTGGGTCTTGTCCCGGCGTTTCCGTGTCTCCGCGTCAGTTTTATCAGCCGTGTCTCACAGTCTTAATTCCCAGTCTTAATCAGGTTTAAGCAGGATACCACCGAGCGATTTTGCCATGCAAAACGGCAACCAGAAACGGCAACCAGAAACGGCAACCAGAAACGGTAAAAAGAAGCGGCAACAAAAACGAGGCAGGGCAGGGAAGCGGAAAAAACGATGTTTTCATAAATGGGATGGAGATTGAAAGGCCGGTCGTGAGAGCAGTACGTGGAAAGACTGGCGCGAGAGGGGGGACACGGGGACACGAGAAGAAAAGACTTTGTACCGCGGAGACCCTTCAACAGAGCTTGCCCTGAGCCTGTCGAAGGGCTCAGGACAAGCTTAGAGGAGGCGGAGGAGATGAAAGTTGAAAAACATTTCCTTAAAGCCTGCCCCGGACCAGATCCGGGGATCTCTGCGTAGCTAACATCGTGTTTCTTGAAATTTTGGGAAGATTTTCTTTTAGCTCTTTATTTTATCTGCGTTATCTGTGTAATCTACGGGTTGTTTTTCTGTTTGGTTGGCGCCCCAACACACACAGGACGGAATCGCATGGACCAATTCATTCGCGTCATGAAATCGCTCTCGGACAGCAACCGCGTGAAAATCATCAAAATGCTCCAACAACGGAGTCTGTGTGCATGTGAAATTCAGGCTGCCCTGGGCGTCTCAGAGCTAACAGCCTCTAGTCACCTGAAAAACCTCGAAGAGGCAGGACTTGTCACTTCGCGAAAAGATGGCCCGTGGGTGAACTACTATCTGGCCGATGGGAGCAGCAGCCCTTACGCCGCCCTATTGCTGGCTTCTTTACATCACTGGCTCATAGATGATCCGGAAATATCTGATTTGATCACGACACTGCGGTTTATACACCGTGATAATATATGCAAAAAGTAGCAAGCCTGCGCCTGTAGGTTCAGAGGAGAAACTACTATGGAGCCAAAAGAATCCAGTTTCGAATACAAAGGATTTTCAATTAACTATGAAGATCACGGCCATGGTCAACCTCTCATCCTCCTGCATGGATTTGGTGCCTCAACCTACACATGGAGATACGTTTTGCCTCACTTTTCCAAAGCATATAGAGTAATAGCTATTGACTTAAAAGGATTTGGCTTATCCGATAAGCCAAAGGACAATAACTATTCCGTATCGGACCAAAGTTACATTATTTCCGAGTTTATCAGAGTACATAGCTTAGATAATGTCATTCTGGCAGGACACTCTATAGGAGGTGCAGTCTCCATCATTACATACCTAATGCAGTGTGATAATAGTACTACCCATATCTCAAAACTGGTACTCATCGGTGCTGCCTGCTATAAGCAACGTCCTCCTAAGTTTATATCTATCCTCAGAGTGCCAATAGTCAATGTGCTTTGACATTATATTACCAGCAGTAACTTTAGAGCGAGAATGGTACTAAAGCAATGTTTCTTTGACCATACACAAATCACAGATGATATGGTCGCAACATATGCTGCATACCTTTCCCTTCCAGGTGCATCTCGTACACTAATCAAGACAGCACAACAGATATTGCCACCTAACCTTGATGAGATTTCAGAGCGATACAAGAGTATCACAATACCTGCGCTTCTCATATGGGGCGAAAAGGACACCATCGTACCATTGCACATTGGTAGAAAACTAGCGGAAAACATTCCTCATTCAAAACTGGTCGTTATTCCAAACTGTGGCCATAATCCACACGAAGAATGCCCAACCCAAACAACAGAAGCTATGGCGTCATTTTTGCCATATCAAACAGGGGATATGAAATGAGGAAGTAATATTTTAAGGATTGCGATAGAGCTGGTAAAGAAAAGCTTGGAAGTGTGCATCCGCCTTGCGTCATCGTTACCGCCGCAAAATGAAAATCATCACCGCGTCTCCTCAATATTGCTGAGGCTTTGCAGATAAAAACGGACTGTTGTGCGGGGGAATTTTGGTTGCCTCAATTCAGTTAAATATAACTAGATAGTGTACAGCCGAAAACACCGGATGAGAACTCTACGCCCCGCGCGGTTTCTGTTCGGATTTTACGACCTGAAAAAGGGAATTTTTAGTTCCGGCAAGGAAATCGAGAGATTACCTTGCGGAGCGTGGACATCCTGCCTGTGCCGCCCTCCTCACGGGTGAGTGGCAAGATCTCGACGCTCCGCGAGGCGGTCCCACCGCCCGGTCTGCCGGTCCCATGCATTTCGCGCTGAGAGCCGTGGCGCACTTCGCACCTTTTCTTTGCCTTTTCGACCACAATCTGGTTTAAATTAACGCAACACCTGCTATATGCCGATCTATCCTATGGCATGACGCGGTATTTCGACCCGTTTCCCGGTATCGCTGTTAGAAATACTCGCAAGAGGTGTGTGGGGGCCGACTTCCAACCAATCGCCTGCAGAACTGTGCGAATGCGGTCTTATGAGCATAGACGACACTGAACAAAAAATCATCCGGCAGCTTGAATCAGGCTACGCACTGCCCCCTTTGTCGGCGCTCGCCGTCAAGCTCCTGGAACTTGCATCCGATGATGACGCCACTATCGAACAGATGGTCATGCTGATCGAAAAAGACCCATCGCTGGCCGTCCGCCTCTTGAATCTTGCAAACAGCTCAGCCTTTGGGACCGGCCGTCCCGCAGCAACATTGTCCCATGCTGTTATGAGGCTTGGCGGCAACCAGATAAAACTAATGGCCCTGTCCATTTCGCTTCGAGGGGCCTTTCCCATGGGCAGGGTCGAGCAGTTCGACTATGAAATGTTCTGGCGCGTCTCCCTGTACCGGGGATTGTTCGCTAAAGCGCTTGCCCGGCGCTCCGGGGCCGTTCACCCCGAAGAGGCTTTCCTGAGTGCGATGACCCTGGAAATAGGGCTGCCCATTCTCTTCGATCTGTTCATCAAAGGTCGGCCCGGCCGGTTCGAACTGGACCTGGAACCACTCGGCGAACTCCTGGCAAACGAGAGGGCCGCCTATGGCATCGACCACCGGCAGGTTGGTGCGGCCGCATTGAGGCACTGGAGGTTTCCCGATCACATCGTTGCGTGCCAGCGGCTTCATGGCGAGGCGGCGCGCCTGCCGGGCATCCCGGTTCTGTGCACCCTGTGCGATTTGGCGAGACTCTTTTCGACGGTCCTTCTCAGGGCGCCGGGAGCATTTCACACCTTTTACGCGGAGGCAGGGAGAATCCTCGGGCTCAGCCAGGAAGACATCCATGAAATCGTTATCGAAACATTCTCCGAGGTTGAGGCCATTGCCCAGGGCCTGAAGCTGGAGATAGACAAAGACAAGGACCTCATGGGGGTCATGGAAAAAGCCAACCGTGCATTGGTGCGGATTTCCCAGAAAATTTCGCAGTTCTCGGCAGAGCAGCTTCAGGAAAAACTGCCTTCCTTCGCGTCCATCGACCAGAAGGAAAAAATGGTGACCGACACTCTCCAGGCGGTTGCGCACGAGATACGAAATCCCCTCACGGCTGTAGGCGGCTTCGCCAGGAGATTGGCCGTTTCCCTGGACCCCGGTTCCCAACCGGGCAAGTATGCCAAGGTAATTCTGGAGGAGGCGCTCAGACTGGAAGAAGTCCTGTCCAGAATGCCTGTCGACTTGACACAGCAGGCCACCCGACCACCAGCTCACCGCGACTGAAAGACTCGGTCCAAAAGAGAATCGACAATGCACTTGCCTAAGTTGTTTCTTCCCTGGGAATCGTAGAATTCAAGGTTTGCTTGTTGGAAAATTATTCGGTAGGCAACTTTCCGTTTCGTTCATATGCTTGCCACTCTTTTCTTTTCATCAGCCGAACGTTCGCTTCGTGGCACTGTGGACACCCCTGGTATTGGCCGTCCTTCGATTGTCGCCACATGGTATACAGCATGCCGGGTAAAATAAAACAGCACCAGAGAGTAAGTTCGATTTTTCGAGAGCCTTTGGCAATTCCCTTGCTTTCCCCGACGTAATGACATGATGGGCAGATGATCTTCACGTTTGCTCCTTTTCTCGATAAAAAAATGTCCGCTCCATATAAAACTTTCCCCTCGTATTGGCAACTCTTTTGCGGCACTTTTTTCGCTGGCCCCGCTGCTTCACCACTGCTCGATCGTTTCTTTCCCCGGCAACCACTATTCTGGTCAAGGCGGCAACGGGTGGCCTGAAACTGACCAAAGCGCTCGCGGTGACCTTCCTCTTGCCTTTTCCAGCAGGATATTGGATGATTCGATGTGTCTTTCGTGTGTCCCAAGAGCTTTTTCAGAAAGAATCCGACCCGAAAATGCGGTTCGGGATGCATAGCGCGCAACTCGATGCATTATTGCGGCTAAGGATACATTATGAAGCCGGCACTCATCACAGGTATAACCGGTCAAGACGGTTCATGCCCGGCCGAACTTTTATTGAGCCGTGGCTATGAAGTGCATGGAATTATCAGAAGAAACTCGGTTGGGATCCCGGAATGTCCTTCGAAGAACTCATACGCACAATGGTCGATCAGGATCTCGAGCAGTTAAAGAGCGCAAAATCATGACGATGAGGGTTCCAACTGCAGGCTGTTTGAATGGCACAAGAAAATACGCTCGTTTTTGCCCCAACCTATAACGAACAAGGGACCATCGGAACTCTTATCGATGCACTCCTG